GGTTCGACCCACAGCACTCGCGCCGAACCGTGCGGCACGTTCCGCAGCCAACCCGTCTGGTCGAGTTCGACCGCCGCAAAGTCGTACAGTTGCGCGGGATCGACACGCAGTTTCACCGGCGTCACGCCGGCCACAACGCCCCGACCGACCGCGTTCGCCGCGAGCGGTTCGAGCAGAATCGCGAACCGCTCGCGCTTCGCCGGGTCAGTTGGCTTCACGCCGTCGAACGTGACCTTGTTCTGGAACTCCTGCAGGTTGTCCGCCGGCGTGATGACCGGCGCGTTGAGCGCGACCACCGCGAAGCGGCCGAGGTCCTCGCCGGATGCGTTCCGCACTGCGACGATGCCCGTCTGCCGGAACGCGGCGTCTTCGTCGCGGTCGGCTTCGTGCAGCCGGCCGCGGGCGAACCGGGCCGCGTCGAGGAACGCGTTGTAGGCCGCCGCCGGGATCTCCAGCCGCTGGCCGGGCACGGCGGTCTTGAACGGATCGCCGGGCACGTCAGCCTCCGATCCCGAGGAGCGCGAAGTTGCCCGGCTCGTAGACCCGCTCGACGTAGGCCGACTCCGGCTGCTTCACGAGGACCTTCTGGTCTTCGACGTCGCCGTACCGGACCCAGAGGTACTCCCACCCCTTCTTGTTGATCCCGGCGATGTCGCCGACCTGGAGGTTGACCGCGTTCGGGCTGGCGGCGAACTGGTAGGTGATCTCCCACTTCTCCAGCCCGCGCCGCGAACCGGACGCGCCGAGGAACAACACCTCGCCGGCCGCGAACCCCTTGAACGGTGCGTTGTTGACCCGCCCGGTCAGCTGGAAGAGCGTGAGCTTGTAGCCGTGCGTGACGAGCGCCACCGGGATCGAGTAGGTCTCCGAGAACCGGAACACCGGCACGGTGATGTCGGTCCCCTCGACCGAGTCGTTGTTGAAGCCGATCGCGCCCTTCAAGTCTGGGGCGACCTTGCCCGGCTTGGCGTGCTTCGCCACCGTCTGGAGCGACTGCGTGACGTGCTGGGTGCCGCCCGACGTCTCGAACGTGTAACTCGGGCCGAGCGGCGTTTCGGGCGTGACCGGTTCGCCGCCGCCGGGCGGGGGTTCGCCGGCCAGTGGTTCCTCGCGGCCGTACCGCACCGACACGTCCCAGACCCCGCCGCCCTTGTGGTCGATGTGATAGTTCTGGAAGACCATTCCCCGGAAGACGGCCGGGATCGTCGCCTCGACCAGCGCCCGCACGTCGAGATCACTTTCGGTCCCCAGCACGGCAAACGACAGGTCGATCGACGGGCTGTCCGGCCCGACGGTCGCCCCGCCGCTGTCGAACTTCTCGATGATGATCGCCATCGGGGGAAAGCCTCACGCGAAGACCAGCCCGCCGTGGACGGCCGCGACCGCGATCTTCTTGACGTTGTCGTTGATCTGGTCGACCGCCTTCGCGGTGCGCTCGTTGAGCGATTCGCCGCCCAGCCCGCGCACCGCCAGCGCGTTGAACGTCCCTTGCACGTCGACCTTCTTGGACAGGTCGATCACCTCGTCGAGCGAGGACATCGACCCGGACTTCGCCTTCGGCGGCACCCGCGGGCCGGCCTCGTCGCGTTTGCGCTCGGCTTCCTTCACCGCGTCGCGCAGCTCGTCGGCGGCCTTCTTCACGTCGTCCATCGCCCCGGCCGCGTCCGCCTTCCGGGCCGCGTCGGCCTCGCGCTGCCGGCGCAACCGCTCGTCGAGGATCTGGTTCTTGATCCGGTCGCGGTTGCGGTTGATGTTCTCGTCGGAGAAGTCGAAGTTCTCGCGGAGCTTCCGGGCGAACGTCTCGAACCCGAGCTTGTCCGCGACCCACGCGGCGGCCTTGAAGAGCTTCTCGATGGCGAACGCGAACGTGCGGGCGATCCAGGCGGTGAAGTCCCAGAACATGAGCTTCAGTCCGGCTACGACATCGTGCCAACCGTCCACGAAGATGCCCTTGAAGGCGTTCCACTTCTCGGTCCACCACAGCACCGCTTTCGCCCACTCGAGGTTGACGGCGGCGAGCGCGATCTTGGCCGCCAGTTCGAGATCGCCGGCCTGGATCGCGGCGACGATCCCGCCCCAGGCGGTCTTCGCCGTCTCCGCGAAGCTCATGAACCCCGCGCTCAACTCGTCCGTCATCCGCTTCCCGGCGTCGGTCTGCGTGGCGAACAGGTAGCCGAGGCCGACCAGGGCCGCGACCACCAGGCCGATCGGCGACAGGAGCGCCCCGAGGACGGAGCCGACGACCCCGATGACCGTGCCGAGCGCCGAGAAGACGGTGACCAGTCCGCTGATCGCGAAGCCCGCCAGACTGACGAACGCGCCGAGCGCGACGAGGGCCGCGCCGACGCCCAGGACGACCGCGACGATCTTGGCGATCGAGACAACGAGACCGCGGTTGCGGTCGATCCACTCGGACACGTCCCGCGAGGTGGTGATGATCCAGTTGGCCAGGTCCATGAGCGACGGCACGAGCGCCGCCCCGACCGAGAACGCGCCGCGCTTGATCACCTTCCAGAGCACGTCGAGCGTGTCGCCGAACTCCTCGGCGGCCGCCGCGTCCTCGGTCGAGATGGTCAGCCCGAGCCTGCGGGCCTTCTCCCGGAGCGCCTCGATCCCGGCCGCCCCGTCGTTCATCAGGGGCAGGAGCTTCGTCCCCGACTTGCCGAACACGTCCATCGCCAGCGCCGCCCGCAGGGTCGGGTTCTCGACCTTGCTGAGCCGCTCGGCGATCAGCTTGAACTGCTCGTCGGGGGCGAGCGCCTTGAGGTCGGCCACCGTGAGTTCGAGCTTCTCCAGGGCGTCGCGCGCCGCCTTGGAGCCGTCCGCGGCCTCGACGACGAACTTCTGCATCTTCCGCAGGCCGGCCTCGAGCGTTTCCATGTCCGCGCCCGACTGCTCGGCCGCGAACCCCAACTCCGACAGCGCCTCGACACTCGCCCCCGTCCGCTGGCTCATGTCGATCAGGTCGCTGCCCAGGTCGGTGAAGACCTTCGTGGCCAGCACGAACGGCGCGGCGAAGGCGGCACCGACGCCGAGCAGTTGCGTGCCGAGGCCCGTGATCCCGGCACCGAACGCCTTGAGCTTGGCGGCCGCGGCGGCGAGCCCCTTCGTCAGCCGGTTGTCCTTGACGAACAACTCGACGTAGGCGGCCCCCGCGCGAATCCCCGAAGCCGACGCCATCGGTCACGCTCCCCTGGGTCGGTCCACGAACACTTGCTTCAGGACGGCGATGCCGACCTTCGCCGCGACCGGCTCCTTCCGCCGCAGGTGCGGGTTGAAGTCGGCGGGCTGGAACGGGCGGGTCTTCTTCGGGTCGCGGTGCGCGTTGGCGAGCAGGGCCAGTACGGCGGACGTGTGCGCCCACCGCTGGCGGCTGGCCGCCTCGGCCATCGTCAGGAGTTCGCGGAGGGTGAAGGGGCCGGGGTCGATCCCGAGGACGCCGGCGAGTTCCCAAACGAGGCGATCAACTTGCTCGCAGCCTGGTCCACGTCGAACGTCTCGATCACGACTTCGGCGTGAGTCAGGAGCTTGTCCCGCACCTTCCGCCCGGCCGCCAGCACCTTCGTCAGGCTGGCCCGCGTCCGGGCGTCGGGGAAAAAATCGATCAGCTCCTCGACGAACGCATCCGCCGCCAGCGTGATCGCGTCGCCCGCCAGCGCGCGGCCGAACTCCTCGTCCGAAATGCTCTTTGCGTCCGCCTCGTCCTTGCACAGACAAAACAGCACGTCGGCCAGTTGCACCGGATCGGCGACGAGCGCGCCGAGCGGCTTGAAGCCGTCGTCGATGAGCTTGTAGAGATCGACGCCGACCAACCCGCGGACGCGCTTGATCGCGGCCACGTTGATCGTGACGGTCCACACCCGCCCGGCGTTGTCGCGGAAGCTGTGCATGCGTGCCCCTCAGTGTGAATGGCGCGGCGATCACTTCCGCCGGACGGGGATGTCGATCGGTTGCCAGTCGGCGTCGGTCTTCCTGGCGATGCAGACCGGAATCGTGAGCGGTTCCCAGACGTCAATGTCGGTTTTCACAACCGGTCGCAACCGGCTGGCGCGTTCGGTGCTGCCACCGAACATCAGCACCTTCCGGCCTCGTTCGGTGGTGCAGCAGACCACCGCGACCAGTTCGTTCGTGTCGGCCCGGAAGATGCCGCCGCCCGAATCACCGGACGACACGCTCAACTCCATCGGCAACTGCCCGTCGGACGTTTCCGTGCCGGTTGTCTTCCCGCTCTCGCGGTTACCCGGCTTGTCGATGCCGTAGCCCATGTGCCAGACTTCCGTTCCCACGGGCGGGTTCTTCGCGGCGAGGTTGGCGAACGGGAGATCGTCCACCGGTGAATCCGTCACCAGCCAAGTGAGGTCCGCGTCCGTGTTCCGCGCCGCAACCGTGACCGCGAGCGTGCGTCCGTCTTTCAGCGTGAACGTGCCCCGACTGCCTGTCCCGCCGGTGCAGTGTGCGGCGGTGAGGATGTCCCACTTGCCGTCACTGCGTTTCGGACCGATCACGGTCGCGGTGCAGCCCGCGTTGCCGAACCGCAGTTTGCCGATGGCGTGCTCGGCGTTGGCCTTCCCCGGCGGCTTCGGTTCGGGCGCGGGTGGCACCTGACCGCAGCCTTCGATGGTGACCGTGACCTGGCTCTCCTCGACGACCAGCCCGTCGTCGGTCTGCCGGATCACCAGCAGCTCGATCTCGTAGGTGCCGGGGTGGGCGGCGAACTCCAGCACGCCGCGCGGGGTGGTCGCGCGCTGCACGTCCTTCGCCGGGTGAACGCGCCAGAGGATCGCGGCCTTCGGGTCCACGCCCTCGGCGCGCAATCGCACCAGCGAGTGCGGCTTGTATTTCGTCTCGCCCGTGATCCGGACGGGCGAGTTCGGCTCGGCCGCGCCGGCCGACGCGGCGGTGAACAACAGAATCCCAACGCAGGCGGTACGCATGGCGCTCCTTACGGCGGGGGTGGGGCAACGGTCATCCACTCGGGCGGGTTCTCCGAGTACGTCGGCTTCACGGTCACACTGACCGTGATCGCCTCTTCCAGCGGCTCGTTGCGGCTGAAGTTGGTGACGGCGCAGGCGGCGCGCAGCCCCTGCGAGCCGGCGGTGGCGATGTCGCCGTCCATGACCGCGAACTCGACGGCGGTGTGGTTGAGGAAGGCGTCGCGGATGGCGGAGAAGTCGTCGTCCTCGGTGTCCCACACCATCTCGAACTCGATGGAGCCGTCCTTGAGCGTCGCGACGGTCGCGCGCCAGCCGGCGTTGCCGCGCGTCGTCACGTCGGCCTCGCCCGCTTCGAGGTTGAGCGTCACGTCCTTGACGTTCTCGACCTCGTTCCACACCGGCGCGGCGTGCGTGCCGGTGTTGCGGAACAGCTTGGCGTCGAGTCCGAGTTTCACGCTCATGTGCAACCTCAGCGAACCGAGTTCTTCCACAAGGCCGGCAGTTGCGGCTTCTCGGCCTCGAACGCCGGACCCATGAACGGCCGCGGGCGGTAGTGCGCCCGCTTCGGGCCTTCGCGCGTTTCCAGCGTCGTGTCGCCGCCGTGTTCCAACAGTCGCGGCGCTTCCGACTCGTCCTTCGTCAGCGTCGGTCCGATCACGACCGACTTGCGGTCGGCGTCGTAGGCGAACAGGATGAACTTCCGCAGGAGGCCGACGTGCGAGTGCGGCGGTTGACCCGGTCGGCTGATCTCCTTCCGTTTCTTGATCGAGGTCTTGGCCCGCTGCCGCACGAACGCCCCGAACCGCGACAGCACTTTGCGCGTGGCCTTATCGACCTTCTGTTGCACCGCCGCCCGGTCGAATAAGCCCCGCTTGGCGGCCTGGAAGCTCAGCCCGATCATGCGTCACCGCCACGCGCGGAAGGTCAGGGTCAGCACGCTCGTGAACTGCCGGAACTCGTCCAGGTGCTCCGGTGCGTAAACCGGGACGTTCTCGACTTCGGTGCAACGGGCCTGCGGGTAACCCGCCAGCGGCTCCGACCGGAAGTGGTCGGCGATTTCCTCCACCAGTGCCACGAGCGCATCGAGGTTCCCCGGCGTCGGGTCGAGCTTCCGCTGGACCGCCACGTCGATGCGGTAGTCGAAGCTGTCGCGATTGCGGTCGAGGCCCTTGCTCGCCACCGACCGCGGCACCACGCTGACGCGCAGTTCGGTCATCTCGGACAGCTCGAACTGCGGGAGGTAGTGCCGCTCGGCCTGGAGGGGTTGGCTGAACGAAGTCGCGTTCAACTGGGCGACCACGGCGTCGGCGATCTGCACAATCGTCGCGGGCATCAGGCCTCCTTCGGAAGGAGCGCCCGCACGATCTGAAGGATCAGGTCGTCGATCGGCGTGCCCGTCGCCCGGACGATCTCGGTGAGCGCCTCGCTGTGAACGATGGCCCGGAGGATCGGTGCGGCCTCGCCGGGGTTCGTCCCGCCGCCGCGCAGACTGAGCAGCTGCCGTAAGAAGTCGAGCATCACTCCACCCCCACTTGTTTGGTGTGAATCCGAAGAACCTTGCGGTACACGTCCGACCAGCGCCACGCCGGCTCCTTGCCCGGGGCCATCACCTCGTACACGAGCGTCTTGTCGCCCTGCGTTTCCCGAATCGTGTCACCCCGCTCGGGCAACGCGGTCGCAGTACCCAGCACCAAGTCCGCCGCGTGGATCAGGAAGTCGCGGTCGGTCCACTCCATCCGCACGCCGCCGTAACCGTCGTCGAGCTTCAGGAGCGTCCGACCGATGGTCGCCTGCACCGTGACCTCGACCGCCCCGCGCCGGTACACGACCGGCCGCGAGGCGTGCTCCTTGAGCATGTCGGCTAGCCAGTCGGAACCGGTTCTGAGCAGGTCGGGCATCGCGGCCTCACTGGCTCATCCGGACCCGAACGGTGGTGTCGGCTGCGGCCGACGCCCGCACCGCCTTGCCGAGCAGCTTGTTGCCGCTGGCCGTCTCGGTGGCGACCTTGGCGGTGTTGTCCCAGTAGGCCAGATCGCCCACCGCCCAGCCAGTCAGGGCCGCGACCGGGAAGTCGAACACGC